TCAAGCTAAGTGCAACACGATTGAATGATAGACTTCATAGGGTGTTTTGAATCCAAGGCATTTTCGTGGTCGTTTGTTCATTTCATCCACTTTGCTTTGTATATATTCTTCTGTCACATCATCAAGGTCGTAACTCTTAGGAAAATACTCTCTAAGAAGTCCATTTGTATTTTCATTTGTTCCTCGTTGCCAAGGATGATGTGGCAGCGGAAAATAAAATTTAACCTTTTCGAGTGCAAGGGAAATTTCAGCGTGTTTCGCAAATTCCATGCCTCGATCAGGTGTAATTGAGTGACAAGGTTGCCCTGTAAGACAGGAAATCATAGTATCTCTTACAGACACAGAATCTTTCTTCTTGGCTTTAGAACTTAGAAGAAAACGACTCTTTCTGTCAACCAGAGTAACAAGGCAAGCCCCGCCTCTCTTGCCAATAACCGTATCGGCTTCCCAATCTCCTATGCGGATTCGGTTATTAGCTTCCTTAGGTCTATCTGAAATATTGTTGCTGATTGGAATTTTCCCGCGTTTTTCAATGTACCATTGTGCATGTCGTGATTTCCCACGATGACGAAGTTTGCGGATGGCACCACGATTACCATTCGAAGCACGTTCCTTGTCAGTGTCAAACATTCCAGAATATATAGCACGATATATTGTTGCATAACTGATATATCGCTCGGATTTCTCCAGTTTTAGCCGACCACATATTTGTTCAGGTGACCATTTTAATTTTAGAAACTTATCTCTAACATATTTGAATATTTTAGGATTAGAGAGTTTGAGTTTAGGTTTGCAGTTGGTACGACGTTTCAAATATTTAGTATGAGCTACACTTGGTGAATAAGCTCCCTTATAGCTGTTGCGAGCTATTTCTCTGGAGACTGTTGACTTATCACGATGAATAGTCTTGGCTATATAGGTCAATGTTTTATTCTGAGAGTGGAGAAGAAATATCTTTTCTCTCTCAATTGGTGTAAGATGTTTGTAATGACTCATAGTTCCTCCTTGGATTTTGGATGTCTTAGCAAACACCATTATACCAAGGCTATGAGTCATTTTTTAATTGTTGCACTTAGAGTGTATATTCAAGCGTACAAAAAGAACACCTGTTTAATTTTCAGGTGCTCCGAGAAGTGTTACACTATGTTTGCTGAGGACTTAGTGATTCACTTCACGGAGTTCTGCCCTCTGGCGCTAACCAGGGGGCTTTTGTTATACTAATCTAGTCTTTCAAACACCATAGTGGCTTGAATCTTATCGCCGCCAAGAAAACCCTTGGAGCCGGATGAGGCCGTTGTGATGGTGTGTAATCGATACCCTTTGGCTGCTTGATCATTGATGACCTTCTGCAAATTTGATAGGCTGCTTATTCCGGATCCTGTACCGATTAACTTTTCTGTAAGGATCACCTGTAGCACAACATATTTATCACTTTTAGACCCTGCAGCTTTTCCTGGAATCATATCCGCATTAAACAATCCCATAGTTACCTCCTTTATAACTCATTGTGTGCATATATCTCGATCAGTCCGGCATCAGCGGAAGAAGAGAAGTCCTCCCTCATGATGTGCGCCATCTCATGACTGTATGTGGCCAGATTTCGGGACGCATTCAGCCGGCTGTTGAGTACAATCGTGTAGTAGTCGTCAGCTGACCGCATGGTGTACCCGGCGACTGACTCCGGAAGGTCCAGCTCTACCACTCTGACATCTGATTCAATAACTCCCATACTGTCCTCTTTATTTAGGTTTCGATTTAGGGTGATCAAGATCAGTTTTTAGCAAAATTTCAACCCCCAGATATTGGCTAAGGTAAGTTGCATCCTCGCTGTATTTCTCTAAATGAAAATTCAACTCATAATTTAGGGTATTCATTATAGATTTATACGGCTCTCTGTATTGCAGATGACATAGTAGGAAAAGGAACAGATTGAATCCTCGTATGTGGGGGTTTGGGATTTTCGTGAACAAACTCCTATCATGGAACCTGTTAGAAGTATCAAAATCATAAATTCGCCCGCCATGAGCCGCGCAATTCCTATATGCGTTAGCAATATAAAGTGTATCCATCATTAGTGATTGGAGTTGCGCACGGCTCAAAGATTGAATGAATTCATCTTCCGGTGGATAGAAAGATGACGCAAACATGTCCCTTTCTTTTGGCTTTAGCGAATTAATTAAATTTATTGTCGTGCCAAAATATACACCTTTCAACAGAATCCACGGAGGAACATTGCCATACTTTTCTCTATAGTATTTGATTGGATTTTTCCCTGACAGAGAAGCCTCTGTTAGGGAATTTAGTACCCCCTCTAAAGTAAAACGATCCGGTGTATAAGGCTTGGATCGATCTCTGAAATTTTTGAACTGTAGGTAATCTTCTTGTTTTTCTCCGAAAGAGCACAATAAAACCTCTGCAAGCTGAGTCTTAATATATTCTTCAAGGTCAAGCATTGCGGCCATGATGCAGGTTCTTAAGGACTTATCCATCAGATAGAGTGAACATATTTGCTCGTATGTTATACCGTTTCGATACCGTTTGGTAGTCCCGTCAAAATGCATATAAGGATCACGATAGCTTTTTATTAGATTTGAATATCCGTAAATTCTCAAATCATTTTTCAAATCGTCATAATCATGTATGATTAGTCCTTGGCTATTTAATTTCTCAACCTGTTTGTCAACTAATTCATACATTGTGTGACTTTGCATATCGGTCCCCTCTTAAATACAAAAAGAGCCTTGGGCGGTATTGGGCCCAAAGCTCTTTTGTGGCCGGTCACCAGCCATTCGCTTCGGGTATTAGTATACCATTTAGGGCACAAGTGTCAAGCCGCTTCCAATCCCTCACGCCGGGTCGTCCCCATCGTAGTCGCTACGCATCAGGTCAATCATCCGCTTGACCTTCTCGATGTCCTCCGGCTTGACCTTGCGGCTGGCGTCGAAGAGGACTTGATAGCGGGGATCCTTATGCATGGCATCGGCTAAGCGTCTTGCCTCCTCATTGATGTAGTAGTCATCCTCTTCATTCCCTGGCTCAGTGACCATCGGGGCATCAAATCCCATAATCCAGGCCGGATTGACGTTGAATGCGGATGCAATTTTCCCGGCTGTAACATTTCCGGGGGTATTGGTTCCATTTACATATTGAGACACAGAAGACTTTCCTATATTAGCTCTGTCTGCAAATACTTGTTGACTGCCGCCGCATCTCGTCTCAATAAGTTCAATGATTCGATCACGGCATTTACGTTCGGCATCGGTAAGCTGTTTCTTCATGTCGTAACCTCCTAGCTTGGATAACTGTATTTTAATTCGTCGACTGAAACATTGCAATAAAAAGTTAAAGAAAATTAAACTTTTCTGTTGACAAGCGAAGTTCAAAGAATTAAACTCGAATCAAGTTCAAAGAATTGAACCAACAAATATAGAAAGATAGGAGGTGAGAAAATGGGTTTCTCTTATAACAAGCTCCGCGGGAGGATCATTGAAAAGTTTGGGACGCAGGAGAAGTTTGCAAAGGAATTGGGCATATCTAATACGACTCTTTCTAGGAAGATGACTGGGGAAGTACAATTTACCCAAAAGGATATTATCGCTTGGTGTGAGTTACTGGATGTCAACTTATCCGATGCGGCCCCCTATTTTTTTACCTGATAGTTCAAGTAATTGAACTTTAACAGGACTGATTATGGCAGTGCTGAGCGAGTACAGAAGGCAGAATGAGGAGAAGAGGAGAGATGGAGAGTGATGCCAAACAAATAACGCTTCGTATCCCCGAAGAGATATACGAAGCGCTGAAAGAAGAAGCGGAGAAGATGGGAGTGAGTGTGAATCAGATCTGCATTCACGCTATACGGCATTGGTTAGATCAATTTTGCCGTGAGAATCCTCAAAACGTTTGATGTGCTGGCGCATTAGCAGTTCAAGTTCACGGTTGGCACTACGGGCATTGAATTCTGCGACATACTTGAACTTATCAAGTGTTTCACGATCTGTTCGTACGGCGAAATGATGGCGTTCTTTTGTCATAATTCTACCTCCTGTTATCGCTCATTATAGTTTTCAAAATGGCAACAAATAGTTATTGACAACGAAATGGCAACAGACTATTATTGTGACAACACATTGGCAACAAAAAGGAGCGAAAAATGAAGGGACGAAAGGTAACAGGGATACGAATGCCGCAGGAACTGGATAAACAGGTAAAAGAAATAGCGGATTATCTAGGCTACACGAAGAACGGGCTGATCAATCAAATCCTAAGGGAGTGGCTGAGTGAGTACAGAAGGCAGAATGAGAAGAGGAAGAAAGATGGCGAGTAAGAAAAGCGCAACGAAGACTACTACCGTGGAATGCCCGGTGTATGTGGAGTCAAATATTGAAGAAATTAAGAGTCTACTGAATGAACTTAACGATGAGTTACAAAAAGCCAACGTCTGCATACAGAAGTTGGCCAAGATGAAGTTAAAGCTTGATATCAAGGTTTAATTGAACATCGCCATGACAGTGCGGGCGGATCTTGTGCTGAAAGCATTAGGCCTCAGCGTAAAGATCGGAAAGGAGGAAGGGTGAAGAGTGAAAAAACTGTCCGGCCAAGAGGTACGGACAGCGCAAGAGTGATTCAAGTTATTGAAACCAGATCAATCCGGGGTCGTGGAACGGCAGACGATGTCAATCGGGAGGTGATTCAGTATTGGAGTTTTGATGGAAAACTGCTTGCGGAGAGAGAGCCAGATTAGGACTTTCGGGCGACCGGAGGATTTTTGATCATATAGTCAACCTCAACCTGTTTGACGAAGATCTCCATGTATTTCTTAAGAATTACAAAATCCATATCAGGATATTTTTTCTGGTAGTGAGTGTAGTCATTGCCAAGAATCCGGATTACGTCAGCAGATTTCGCTAGATCTTCGCTCAAATATTCTGAGATGGAGCCCATGAGTTTTAATTCTGAAACTTTAGAAGAATCATCGTCAAGGACGTTAATTGCGAAATCTTTAATCAGTATTTCAAGAGACGTCCGGAATCCGATAGCAGCGATATCTATTGCGCCATTAAATTCAGCTTGAAGGGATTGATTATATACGTCAATGAATCGAGGAGAAAATTTAGAAATACTTTCATTCTGAAATTTCTCGTATGTGACGGAGGGGTAGATAAAAACATTCTTGGCTACACCGGAATCATCGTCTTTGTGGAATGAGCCAAACATGAAAGCCTTATTACATGCAGTGCAAGTTCCGACAGCAGTTAATAAGTATCCATCCTCTACATAGGAATAATGAGAGTCTCTAAGTTGAGCATCCGTTCCTATTCCGCAATAGGGACAAGTGGCCGGCTTCTCGTAGTCAAAAGAAAAGCCATCATAAAAATAATTTGCCGGTTTACTTATGAAGTTCATTTTGTACCTCCCAATAGGGAGATTTTACAACAACAGAAAGGAGGACCACAATGCCAAAACTAAAGCCGTCAGAGACAGACATAGAGAACCGAAGGACTAAAAGCATCATACGCAAGTATCAGGAGCGGGAAGGGCTTAGCGATCCAGAGCTGGCCAAGAGGTTAGGGATCGGAGGATCGACCCTCTACCGCCGTATGAGGGACCCGTCTTTTATGACCCTTAGAGAGATCCGCATCTTGAGCAAGGGACTGGATGACCACGACAGATTGGAGTTGATAGGAGGGGCTAAATGAAGAGGAGGTTGCACAACACTATCTTGCGCTCGATCACCGCTTTAGCGGCGGCGGCTTTCGTGATCGGGGCGATGCTTTTAGACAGTGAGAGCCTGATCCCCGCCGCTATGGTGATGGGCGGGATTGTATGGCTGACACTTTTTTACTATGCACAAGAGAGGTAAAAGCGATGGAAAAGAAATTTGAGCTGACCTCTGACACAAAAGACACAGAGTTTAGACAGCTTTATCGGATCAAAGCATTAATCGACTTTGGCGACGTAAAAGCCGGTGACTTGGGCGGATTTGTTGAAAAAGAAGAGAATTTAAGTCATAGCGACGATGCTTGGGTGTCCAGCAATGCTCAGGTGTACGGCAATGCTCGGGTGTCCAGCAATGCTCGGGTGTACGGCAATGCTCGGGTGTACGGCAATGCTCGGGTGTCCAGCGATGCTCTGGTGTCCGGCAATGCTCTGGTGTCCAGCGATGCTCGGGTGTACGGCAATGCTTGGGTGTGCGGTGATGCTTGGGTGTCCAGCAATGCTCAGGTGTACGGCAATGCTCGGGTGTCCGGTGATGCTCGGGTGTACGGCAATGCTCAGGTGTACGGCAATGCTCGGATGTACGGCAATGCTTGGGTGTACGGCAATGCTCAGGTGTACGGCAATGCTCGGATGTACGGCAATGCTTGGGTGTACGGCAATGCTCAGGTGTACGGCAATGCTCGGGTGTACGGCAATGCTTGGGTGTGCGGCAATGCTCGGGTGACGTTTTGGTACGGAGAAGATTTTGAACTTAAAGACACAGACAACTTTATCTTCAAAAACTCCTGGTCGAGCCTCAGAGATTTTTTTTACAACCCAAAAACAAAAATGTGGTCAGTTGGGTGCTTTTTAGGTACGTCGGAGGAGCTGATTAAAAAAGCATACGCCGACTCTGAGGAGTCCGGACGAATGTATAAAAAGTACGTAAAATTCGCGGAGGCGTTAGCCACAGAAGAGGAGGCAAAAAGATGAGAAAAGTAAGGATACTTGATGTGCTAAAGACTGTCGCCCTTTGGGCTGGAGCAGTCGGATTGATGGCCGCAGTTTTATGGATGGCATGAAAAGAGGAATCAGGCCATTAGCGCTGATTCCTCAGAAGCATTACAAACGAAATGAGACAAAAATGACCGACATTTTAGACTACATCCCCTTCGGCTCAAAAAATGCCGTCGGCAGGACATATCTTGTCGCCGCTACAGGGATTGATGACCGGACGATTCGAGAGATGATTCGCAAGGCAAGCACACCGGAGCATCCGGTGGTAAGCAATTCAAAGGGCTATTTCCAGCCCAGCTACCAAGATTTTGATGTGGTGCAAAGCTACTACCGACAAGAAAGCGCACGGCGGCGATCTGTCTGGAAGAATTGCGAGACGATCCGGGCCTGGCTTGACGCACACAGAGACGAGGAGTTGGCGCAGATGAGCATAGAGGACTGCATGGGAGGTTGACGTGGCGGAGAGAAAATTCTACTGGATCAAGCTTAAAAAGGACTTCATGGACAGCGATGCTGTCGATTTCCTGATGAGCCAAAAAGACGGGGCAAATTATGTCGTGCTGTATCAGATGCTGTGCCTTATGACGGTTGAAACCGGCGGCAAGCTTCAGCGGACGCTAAACGAAATCATAGTCCCATACGATGTTGAGAAGATCCAGAGAGATACAAAGTATTTCGAGATCGACACAGTACGTGCGGCGATAGCCCTTTTTAGCCGCCTCGGCCTTGTTTACAAGGATGAGAACGGCTGCCTTTCAATCGCTGGATACGATTGCATAGTCGGGAGTGAGCGCGGTTCCGCTGAGAGGATGCGGAGGTTAAGAGCAAAAAATGCAGCAATCAAGACACTACTGCCAGCGTCACAATGTGACGAATTAAGTGACATAGATAAAGAGATAGATAAAGAGATAGATAAAGAGATAGATAAAGAGATAGATAAAGAGATAGATAAAGAGATAGATAAAGAGATAGATAAAAGAGAAAGCGGCAAGCGCTTTCTTGTCGACTACCAGGAGGTAGCCGACCTGTATAACCGCCTTTGCCCGTCTTTAAGTCGTGTAACTGCTTTGTCGGATGCCCGCAAGAAAGCGATCAAGGCCAGGCTCAAGAAGTACAGCCTTGATGATCTAAGCAGAGCTTTCGCAATGGCCGAAGAGTCCGACTTCCTCAAGGGAGCGAATAGCCGAGACTGGTCGGCTAACTTTGACTGGATCCTCAAGGACGCAAACTTGGCAAAGATCCTTGATGGCAACTACGCCAACCGGGGGAAGAGCCAAACGGGAAGAGACAGCCCAGGGGATCATGTAGACGACTACCTGCTCGGAGTGATTAACGGGGAGATAAAGTTATGACACGAGAGGAAGTTGCAAAGCTGATCTACGTCGTTAAGGCCACCTATCCACGTGTCTTTGCCAGATACACGGATGCCGAGACGCGAAACATGATCATTGCCTGGCATATGGTCTTGGAGCATTACAACTACGCCGAGGCGTCGCAGGGGCTTAAGGTCTGCTTGACAAACGACACCTCCGGTTTCCCACCCTCTCCCGGGCAAGTGATTGACGGGATCCAAAAAGCCAAGAAGCCGGCGGAAAGCGACATGACGGAGCTAGAAGCCTGGGCTCTGGTGAGAAAGGCGATAGGTCGAGCCGGATACTACAGCGAGGAGGAATTCGACAAACTCCCACCACTGGTTAGAAAGGCAGTTGGAGCTCCGGGGAATCTCAGGGAGTGGGCCATGATGGATGCTGACACAGTGGAGAGTGTGGGACAGTCTCACTTTATCCGAAACTTCAGGACCGTGGCGGCCCGAGTGCGGGAAGAGGCAAAGCTCCCGGAAAACCTGAGGCCTTATACGCAAGCAATCGCCGAGAGCCTGTCAGGGGATGCTTCACGGGCGATAGAGACGACAAATGAGCCTGAGGGAGAGCTTGCCACAGTGGAGCAGATCACAGAGCATATGCGAACCTTCCGAAAGCTCCATTCGGGAATTGCGGAGGCTTAGAGGAATAACGATGATCGGGACGACAAAAAAGATTGTAGCCTGGCTGATGGATCAAGATCCATGCAAGCGGTTTGAGATCAAAGAGCACAGAAGCAAAAGGTCGCTTAGTGCAAACGCATATTTTCATGTCCTGGTCGGGAAAATTGCAGATGTGGAAAGGGTAAGCGCAAACCATGTGAAGAATTCCCTGATCCGTGATTGCATGTACTACCAGTACGACAAGGACAAGATACCGACCTTTGAGACAAAGGCGGAAAATCTGGAGTCCATGCTTGATGCAGAAGGAATCCATGTTTATCCGCTGGGAGAGTCGTACCGAGACGGATGCGCCTACTCAAAGTTTTGCTTTTTGCGAGGTTCTCACACCTACGACACAAGGGAGATGAGCCACTTGATCGAGCTTACAGTGGCACAGGCAAAGGATAGCGGAGTAGAGACGCTGACGCCTAGAGAACTTAAGGAGATGATGGAGAGATATGACAGGAACTGGAAAAAGCATCATCCCGCAGAAGAAGAGTGAATGCTTCATTTGTGGCAGGCTGGCAGATCACACGCACCATATGTGGCATGGATCCAGTAACAGGAGATTAGCTGATGAGGACGGTTTGACAGTAAGGCTCTGTGAGGAGTGCCACCGGCTCCTACATGACCAAGGAAGATATGATATCTTGCTCCAACAGATCGCGGAAGCACATTGGTTGCTTTATTACGGAGCAACAATTGAGGATTTTATACGGCGCTATGGGAAAAACTTGCTGTGAAGAAGTAAACCATGAAGGCAGAGAGAAAAACAGAATGACACAAGAACAGACCGCAAAATTTCGACGGATGAATGATCGCCTGGAAGAGCTTGGAAATCTGAATGTGAGAATTGCAAGGTTGGCGTTTTTCGTGAATGAGAATGAGATCAACGAGGAAACGAAGATATCCATGCAGGCGCAACTATGCGCAATGAGGAAGTATCGGGTAGTGCTGCAAATGAGAATTGAAAAAGGACAGTTCTAAGAGAGGAGCGCAAGAGTGAACAAGCTGATACTGATGGGGAGATTGACCAGGGATCCGGAGATAAGATACGGAGGCCCTAATAACACATGCATTGCCCGATTTTCTCTGGCTGTCGACCGGAGGTACAAGCGTGAGGATGGCCCAGCGGCGGACTTCTTTAACTGCACGGCATTTGGTCGGACCGGGGAATTTATCGAGAAGTACCTGCAAAAGGGGACCAAGGTCGTCTTAGACGGCGAAATGCAGAATAACAATTATCAGAACCGGGACGGACAAATGGTCTATGGCTTCCAGGTGATAGTGAACAACATCGAGTTCGCGGAGTCCAAGAAGGCAGCAGAGGAGAGGCAGGAAGAGAGCACGAGGCAGCAGGATATAGGGGCTGATGGATTTGCTCCTGTTCCGGACGAGATGCAAGAGGAGCTTCCATTCAACTGAATGAAGAGAAAAGAGGGTAAATATGATATTCAAAAATACGATAAGCATTAGCATAGAGCACCTTTTCCCGCATCCTGGGAACCCGAGAAAGGATCTCGGGGATCTGGCAGAGTTGACAGATTCCATCAAGAAGAATGGCCTGATGCAGAACTTGACTGTTATGCCAAAAGAAGGGGATAAGGGGAATTTCACAATTCTGATCGGTCACCGGAGATGCGCGGCGGCCAGACTTGCCGGCGTGAAGATGGTCCCATGCAGGATTGTAGAGGGCCTGTCAGAGCGGGAGCAAGTGTCAATCATGCTAGAGGAAAACATGCAGCGCAATGACCTGACCATTTGGGAGCAGGCCAATGGCTTCCAGATGATGCTTGACCTGGGGGAGACGGAGGCGAGCATTGCCGAAAAGACCGGTTTCAGCCGACCGACCATCAAGCACCGCCTGGAGATAGCTAAGCTTGACTCCAAGGCCCTAAAAGCGAAGGAACAGGAGGAAGGATTTCAACTGTCGCTCATGGATCTCTACCAGCTGGAGAAGATCAAAGACGTAAAGAAGCGCAACCAGATTTTAGAGGAAGCGGAAAACTCGAATGCTTTAGCGTTTGCGGTTATACGGGAGCAAAGAAAGGAAAAGGCGCAAGAGACTCTGCAAATCTTGACGGATAAGCTCAAAGAGCATGGCATGCAGAAGGCGCCAGAGGGCGCGGAGAGAGAAATCTACTCTGATAAGTGGGAGACGATTCTCAGTTTCGATCTTGATAGTGATGTCAAGAGGTTTGAAATCCCAGAAAAAACAGAAGACGTTTTTTACTTGGAGCAATATGGACGGCTTTATCTTATACGCAAGGCCAAGAAGCAAAAGAGGGAGAAGACCGCATGGGATTTACGTCAGGAAAAGCTGCGGAAGAACGGGAAGAAGATCAAAGAAATCATGCGGTAAGCGGCTGATAAGCGAAGTCTCTTCATCAAGCACATCATATCAGAAGACATTAAGGGTCCAAAAGACACGGTGGAAATCGAAAGAGAGTTGTTTGATCAGATCCTCGGTTGGTATAGTCTGGTCGGGGAGAATACACTTGTGAGCTTTTTCTCTGGGAAGGAGAGTTGGAATATCACAGAAGAGGATCGCGCAGATACGGCAGAGACAATCAAAAATTTAAGTATGCTGGAAAAAATGATGTGTGTTGTAGAAGCGGACGCGAGAGCTGCGAATCTGATGATGAGTGATGGCAAATATAAGGCAGATACAGGGAAGAAGGTACACGCATTTTATTTCGTACTTGAGAGGTATGGCTATAAGATGAGCGACGAGGAAAGAGAGGTTGTCTGCGGTACGAGCGATCTATATGAGAGGCGGGAGGATGATGCGAAAAAGTGATTGTTGCCATCCTGACGGCCAAGAGACTTGGGTGAAGTGGTGGCACCGGTATAATGCGGCCGACCGGATCACAAAGGTGGATATGCTGGCAAAGGTCGAAGGGGTTTCCTATGGTCGGTATATGGTGATGCTTACTTGTGGACAGGTGACCAGGGAGGAGTCCTTGGAGAAAGCAAAGACAAAGTATAAAAAGAACAGGAAATTGATAAGCGTGAAGCAGCAGGATGAGGAGGCAGCAGTTGACGCCTAAAGAGTATCTTCTCACAATTCGATATCTGTCAATGCGAATCTCGATGAAAAAGAAAGAGCTTGAAAGGTTGAACGAGGAGATCGGTTATATCTCTGGTATGGATTACTCATCAGAACCAGTAAGGTCTTCTCCAAATGGAGATACTTTAGAGAGGCAAATTGTCAGGGTGGCAGATCTTGAAGCGGAGATCGCAGAAGACATAGCCGATACAGCGCGTCACAGGGCAAAAATTATAGATGAGATTATGAGCTTGGGGAATACAGATTATGTTCAGATTCTCTGTATGAGATATGTTGACATGCTCTCTCTGAGTGATGTGGCACGAAAGCTAAATTATTCTCTTGACTGGGTAAAGCATTTGCATGGTCGTGCATTGTATGAATTCGGAAAGTCTGTGCTGAAAGACGACACCAAAAAACACCTTTGACCGGTGTAAGATGATAACGTGGAAATCGAAAGAGAACCACTCACATAATTACTGGCCCATATACAATAGTTTTTCTTTGAATTCCTCTGATGCGTATATCCCCTCGAATCTGGGCCAGTATGATTGCGATAAGAGATTCATGAGGCAGCAGGGCACAGCCATTGCCTAAATGTCGAATGAAAGAGGAGTGTCAAATTTAGTTTGGCGGGCGCGTGGGCAGAGACCTGCGAAGTCAGCGGTGGGGCTGCAATATACGAGTGAAAGGATGTCAGGGATGGCGTCCTTTTTTAGTGCATTAGGTAAGAAGGCGGGGCGATATGGCTCATGGGTATGCAAAGGGGTTCTATGCCAGTAAAGCCTGGCATGAGTGCAGGGATAGTTACATCAAGCATAGGTGGGGGATTGACGGAGGCTTGTGTGAAGAGTGCCATGAGGCAGCAGGATTTCTTGTCCATCACCGAAGGCATATCTCTCCTAAGACGATCAATGATCCTTCGGTGACCTTGGACTGGAAGAATCTTGAGTACGTCTGCAAGGATTGTCATGACAGACTCCATCAATATTGCGGAAGACAGATGGAGCGTCGAAGGAAAATTTCTTTTGATGATTCTGGTGATCCAAGGGTACTCCCCCCATAAATCGGGTTGGCGTTGGAAAACACCGCACCGGTGCCGAAGGTTTCTTTTACTGACTGGTAAAAATTAGACACCCCCTTACTTTCAAGGAGAATCAATGAAAAATGGCAAAAACAGAAAAAGAGAAAAGGATCGCAAAAGAGATCCGTGCAATGAAAGCAAAATACAAAGAAATATCCGGAGCGCATGGCCTAGTCGCTGAGCGGATGATAGAAAAGGCTGCTTATCAAAAAGTGACGCTTGATGACTTGGAGGCGGATCTTGATGAAAATGGATGGACCGAAGGCTTCCGCCAGTCAGCCAGTCTTGAGCCCTACGAAAGAAAGAGACCGAGCGCCGACATCTATATCAGCTTGTCCGCACAGTATCAGCGGACAATGAAACAACTTGACGCGATGCTGCCAGCAGTTGAATCACGAGCCACCGATGATGAACTGATGGCTTTTTTAAGTGACTGATTTAGAAAAGTATGGAACAGCTGTCCTTGATGGAAAGGTTGCAGCGTGCGAGAAGTTAAAACGAGAGTATGAAAGGCTCTTAGAGGATCTCCATCATCAAGACAGGTGGCACTTTGATGATGACCGTGCACATCGGCCAATCGAATTTATTGAGCAATTTTGCAAACAATCTCAAGGGCAGGCAGGACATTTTCTGAAACTTGAACTCTACCAGAAGGCAATGCTGCAGGCGGCATATGGATTTTTGGATGACAACGATCACCGGCGATATCAAGAAGTATTGAATATTGTCGGTCGAAAAAACGGGAAAACAACGCTTCTTTCGGCGATTCAGCTTTACATGCTTATCGCTGACAAAGAGGGCGCCCCCGAATGTTATCAAATCGCTACCGCAAGAGACCAGGCGATGAAGGGATTCACGGAATGTGTCAACATGGTGCGTCAGTCAAAGACGATTGCGAAGCATGTGCGGAAACGTCAAAGCGATCTATATTGCGATGTGAACATGGGATTTATAAAGCCCCTGGCAAGCAACACCAACAGTCTGGACGGATTGAATGGCCACTGCATCGTAATCGACGAGCTGGCGGCGATTAAGAATCGTGACGTCTACGATTTGATGAAGCAGTCGATGTCCTCCAGATCTCAGCCGATGCTCTGGTGCATCACGACAAGCGGATTTGTTAGAGAATCAATTTTCGATAGTCAGTACGAGTATGCAAAGGGGGTGATTGAAGGGACGATCAAAGACGAGCGCTTTCTGCCGATCATATATGAGCTGGACAAAAGGGATGAGTGGAATCAGCCCGGAAAATGGGTCAAGGCTAATCCAGGGCTAGGCACAATCAAGAGTAAGGAATTCCTTGAGGGATGCGTGGGAAAAGGGAAGTCTGATGACACCTTCCTTCCGACCGTCTTAGTCAAGGATTTCAACTTGAAAGAGAATGCCGATGCCGCATGGTTATCTTGGGACGAGCTGGCCAATGACGAGAAGATCCCGGAAGAAATAAATTTCAAATATGCAATCGGTGGAATGGATGCTGCCGATAGCATTGACTTGAACAGTGCAAAGCTTATAGGCATGCGCCCGGATGATCCTAAAATCTATGTAAAATCCATGTACTGGATTCCACAATCCAAGCTCGACATGACAAAGGACCGGCACCATCCGGACGATGTGCCTTATGACATCTGGGAGAGTAGAGGATTGATCCGAGTAGTGCCAGGGAATAAAGTCCATAAGCGGGTGTTTCTTGACTGGTTTTTAGAAATGCGAGATAAGGAAGACATATGGCCTTTGTATATTGGGTATGATCCTTGGCATATTGATGACAGTCTCTTGTCTCTTTTCTGCCAAGAGTTTGGGAAAAGTACGATGATCCCAATCCGCCAGGGGGCCGTAACCTTATCTCAACCGATGAAGGATCTTAAGGCAGACTTTCAGGCCGGAAACATCGTGTATGACGCAAATCCTATCGATCGATGGTGCTTTGCGAATACTTACGTCAAATCGGATGTAAACGGGAATATCCAGCCGAACAAGGGACGATCACAGACCAAGAGGATTGACGGGACAGCATCTCTTCTGGATGCCTATACAGTTCTTTTAGACAAAAGGGAAGATTACTTATCTTTGATTTGAGGTGAAAATGGGAATTATATCAAAAATCAAAAGTATGTTTGCGGCGAAGCAAGTGTCTGGCGTGGAGCTGATGCAACAGGTTGGAAACAATTATATCAGCTGGTCAGGAAAGATCTATGACGCAGATATCGTGAGGAGCTGCATACGGCCAAAAGTGAAAGCAATCGGGAAACTTCTGGCAAAACATATAAGAGAAACCGTGTTTGAGGATGGACACAAGGAAATGACTGTCAATCCATCAAATGCGGTTAAATTTTTGCTTGAAGAGCCAAATTCGCTTATGACAGGGCAGATGCTGCAGGAGAAGATGGCGACTCAGTTGATTTTGAATGCGAACGCTTTTGCGCTAATCATTCGGGATGAATACGGTAGCCCAATTGAGATCTATCCCATTATCGGGAGAACAGTCAAGGCAATTTATGACAAGAACGGTCAACTTTTGCTGGAATTCCAGATGATGAACAATAAGGCCTACACCTTTCCATACGAGGATATCATCCATCTAAGGCAGGATTTCAACGAGAACGACATCTTCGGAACACCGATTGCACCTGCGCTCACGCCATTGCTTGATGTCGTCACGACGATGGATCAAGGGGTGATGAATGCGATCAAGAACAGCTCTGTGATTCGCTGGCTTTTGAGCTTCACGAACAGCATGCGGCCGGAGGATTTAAAAACGCAGGCAAAGGATTTTGCAGACAATTTTCTGGCCACATCGAACGGCACAGGCGTTGCAGCGGTTGACGCAAAAGCAGATGCAAAGCAAATCACTCCGACCGACTATGTGCCAAACGCCCTGCAGATGGACCGGACAACAAAAAGGATCTTTGATCTTTTTAATACGAATGCAGAGATCGTGTCATCGAAATTCTCAGAGGGACAGTACAATGCTTATTTCGACGCAGAGGTCGAGCCGGTTTTAATCCAGCTTGGCGGGGAATACACGAGGAAATTGTTCACACGCCGGGAGCGGTCTTTTGGGAACAAAATTGTTTTCGAAGCAAGTGCCTGGGATTCTGCGTCAATTTCCACAAAACTCAGCTTGGTGTCAATGGTCGACAGGGGGGCGATGACTCCCAATGAATGGAGAGCAGCTCTTAATATGGCTCCGATCCCCGGAGGAGATGTCCCAATTCGACGATTGGACACGCAGACTGTAGGAAATGGAATTTTGGAGAAAGGAGGAGAAGGTGGCGAAGATTGAAATCAAAGGCGCAATTGTTCCGGACGAAGAAGCATGGATTTATGAGTACTTCGGCGAAAAATGCACGAGCCCATCCGCTGTCTTGAGGCAGCTAGAAGAGGCCAGCGGAGAAAAGGTTGATATTGACATTAATTCTGCCGGCGGAAATGTCTTTGCCGCATCAGAAATTTATGCGGCAATTCAGGGCTATAAGGGAGATGTCAAGATCCATGTTGTCGGTCTTGCTGCATCTGCGGCATCAATGATCGCATGCGCCGGGAAATCGGACATCACACGGACAGCTCAGATGATGGTGCACAATGTCAGCGCATACACGGCAGGAGACTACAGAGACATGAATCATGCGTCAGAGGTGCTGAAACAGGCAAATCGTGCGATTGCGGAGGCATATGTGGCCAAGTCCGGCATGAGCGAGAAAGATGCTTTAGACCTGATGGATGCAGAGACATGGATCACTGCACAAGATGCTGTTGATTATGGGTTGATTGATGAAATTGCCGGGGAGAGTTCGAAAGAGATTGAGCCGGTAGCATTGGTTGCGTCTGGAGGAGAGTTGATTCAGGCGTCTGTGATCCGGAAGATGCAGGAACGGAAAGAAAATCTTTTAGCGTATTTTGCAAAGGAGGAGAGATGAACTTAGCAGAAAAGACAAAGCAGATTGCCAAGCTGAAAGCAGAAGGCGCAGAGCTTGCAAGAGCGGGAAAGTTGGAGGAGGCAGAAGCTAAGAAAGCGGAGATTAATCAGATTGAGTCCGCTTTTGAAGCGGAGAAGACGGCGCATGCCGAGGAAATGGCGCTTGAGAAGGGAACTGATGTGAACGCAAGATTCAAGGAGGAAAGAAAGTTGGGAGAAGAAAACAAGACTATTGGAGCAGTTGCAGACGTAGCAAGTGTTGAGTATAAGAACGCTTTTTTGAAGCAGATTTCAGGGAGAGCTGATCAGATGACCGCTCTGGAGAACACCGCATTCACTCACACGACGCAGAACACGCCGGCACCGCTTCCCACAACCATGTTAAATGAAATCTGGGACCTTGTGTCTAAGACGCACACGATTGTGGGCGATGTGACCACATACCGCACCGGCACGATCCTTGAAGTCGTGAAGCATACTGCAATTGTAAAGGGAGCCGGAACAAAGCAGGCAAAGACCGCAGAAGGGACTGCACCTGTAGACGATGAGCAGAACACCATTGTTAAGGTGACCCTGTCCGGGAATGACTTTGTGAAGGCGATTGAGCTGTCTTATGCGGAGGCGGAGATGAGTATCGATGCTTTAGAGGCTTATCTTGTAAGCGAGATCGCCTCTAGTATCGGAGACGCAATCGCAAATGATATGGTCGCAACCATTAAGGCAGGCGTGAACGCCGGGAACAAGAAGACGACAGCGGCAGTAGGCAAAGCAACTTATGAAGAGATCTGCGGTGCTTTTGCATCTCTGCAGAAGGCCAAGACTCCTGCGGTGTACTGCACAAGAGCGACGCTGTATAACCGTCTTGCAACCCTGACGGATGGCGATGGCCGTCTGATCTTCCAGCCCAATGCGACAGAGGGAATCCAGGGCTATCTTTTGGGTGCCCCCATTAAGATCGAGGATAGCGTTGCAGACAACGAGCTTCTGATCGGAGACCCAAAGCAGGTTGTGAACAACGTCGTTTCCGACATCATGGTCGAGACCGACAAGGACATCAAGGCACACAAGTATATCTATTCCGGCTACGAGAGAAGCGAGTGCGCTCTGATCAATGACAAATCCTTTGCTGTTTTGACTGTGAAGACCGCATAAGGAGGGCTTGATGGCTGAGATTAGCGCAGAATTGATTAACTCAGCCAAAGGATGGCTGAGAATCGGATCAAGAGATGAGGAGATCAGGCAGGTCGTGGAGGCCTGCCTGATGGACTTGTTGATTGGTGGAGTTGTAAAAGTGGATCCAGAAGACCCGTTGATTCAGCAGGCGTTGAAACTATACTTGAAATCCCAGTTTGGGTATGACAGTAATGCGGAGACCTTTGGACAGGCCTATGAGCATCTTAAGGCTGCTCTTGCACTCTGCGGAGATTATAACCGGAGGTGAGCATGGAGAGAATTGCAGATGTAATTCTAATTTCCATCAAGTATAGACTTGATGGAATCGGGCAGCAGATCCCTGGCGAAGAAGTGAGGAGGAGCGTCATTGGAACGCTTCACGGCATCTCAAGGCAGGAGTGGGCATCCGTAGCGCAGGCCGGGTTAAATCCGCAAGGCATGGTGTTTCTGAGAGATGAGGCTGACTACAAGAAAGAGAGTTTTTTGGAAATTGAGGGGGAGAAATATTTCATATATCGCACCTATCCGACCGAAGACGGAGGTATAGAGCTTTACTACAGAGAGGTGACTGGAGTTGCAAGATGAAATCGTCCGCATCGATCAGCTAAGTGATGTGGTCAATAGAGCGCTTGATGACATGAAGTTGGAAGTCATAAAGAAAGTGAACGAGGCCGCAAAAGAAGCTGCTGATTATGGCGCGAAAGAACTCAAGGAGACATCCCCTGTACGGACGGATGGATTTGATCGCAGATACCCGCCTGGCTCTTACGCAAAAAGTTGGAAGGTAAAAGTCGATGAGAATGCAGTTGGAATTGTGAATTATGAAGTCCACAATTCCAAGCATTATCAGCTGACGCATCTTCTGGAGTTTGGACATGTAATTGCAAAGACGGGGAGGCGGTCGAAAACTTTCCCGCATATAGCCAAAGTAAATCATGAGGCATCAAGGAGATTTGCTGATGCGGTCGAGGAGATGAGATTATGAAGTATGAGACCATCACTCAAATACTAAAGGAGTCTAAGATCCCTTTTGCATACTATCAATTCAAGGATCCGCCAAAATCTGAAAAATACATCGCGTATTTTGAAACTGAAAAAGTGCAGTTTTATGCCGATAACACGGTCTATGACTGGACGCCGTCTTTTGCGGTCGAACTTTACACGAAGGTAAAGGACTTAGAAGCGGAAAAAATCCTGATCGATCTTTTCTGTAAGTATGAGATCCCCTGGTCTGGCGGTGCCTCCAATTGGATTGACACAGAAAAGATGTTTCAGACTGTTTTTTATTGTTAGGAGGAAAAATGGGAACAGAGAAAAATAAGGTAACCTATGGACTAAGGAATGTCATCGTTTGGCCGATCACATCGACAAGTGATGACGGAGTCCCGACTTATGGAGAAAAGTTTAAGATCCCCGGAGCCGTCAATTTGGCGCTGAAGGCAGAGGGATCAACCGACTCATTTTATGCAGACAATGCCACGTATGTCAGTACTGTGACGAACAACGGATATAGTGGCGATCTGACCATTGCTGACGTCCCGGAGGATTTTCGGGTCAAGATTCTAAAGGAGATCAAGGACAAGAATGGAGTGATCTTTGAGAGCTCAGAAGCAAAGCCGGCAGAGTTTGCGATGGCTTGCGAGTTCGAGGGAGACATCAACCAGCGGCGACATGTTTTCTACCGTTGCCTTGCAACTCGTCCGGACATTTCCTCAGAGACGATTGAAGAAAAGAAGAAGTACAATGAGGCAAAGCTTTCATTCTCCGCAAAGCCCAGGCTTGACACAAGGATTGTGAAGGCGAGTGCTGAACAGGGTGATGCCGGCTACAACTCTTTATATGGAGAAAAACCTTATGAAAAGGACTCCACTGTAACTCCCGGGCATTGACGATATAAGTGCGACAGGATAACCTGCCGCACTTGTTTTTTTAAGTGAGGTAAGCATGGTAAAAACTTTAAAAATCGGAGACAGAGAGGTGGCATTTTCAACCGCTTTTGCGTGGACTTTTGTTTATAAGGCACAGTTCGGGACGGATCCGTCAAAGATCATGATTCCGACAATCATTAAGGCTTTTAGTGCCAAGGATGACACGGAGCGGACCGCGGTATTTTTCGAAGATCTTGGTGTAATCTGTATCGCTCAGATTGCTTGGGCGATGGCAAGGCTCTGTGATGACTCGATCCCTGACTTTGTGGCATGGATCACTGAGTTGGGAGACGATTTCTGCGTCATGGATATCATGGAGGAGCTGATTCCGGAAACAGTAGAGTCATTTTTCACATCAAAAAACTCCCGGACTCCGTCCCTGAAGGAACTCAAAAAGGCGACGGAGTGACGATTAACACGATTCTCGCCGCAGGTGTGGCAAGAGGATTGAGCATGAATGATGCAAAGCTAATGACGATGGGCATGTGGGTTGATTATATTGTCGAGTGGAATTCGCTTAATGGAGAATGCAAGACGGAAGATCGGGTTGCAGTTCAAGCCGATTTTGATGCTTTTTAGGAGGTGAAAAATGTCTGGAACAATCAAAGGCATCACAATCCAGCTTGGCGGAGACACGACAAGACTGTCTGATGCCCTCTCGAAAGCCCAGAAGTCGATCAAAGGCACACAGAGATCGCTAAGCGATGTCAATAAGGCTCTAAAGCTAAACCCCGGGAATGTCGATTTGCTGAAAGAAAAGCAGAAACTTTTAGCCGATCGGATTCAAGCGACAAAGACAAAGCTTGATGCCTTGAAGCAGGCGCAGGAAAAGCTGGATGCAAAAGGAGTTGATAAAAACAGCCAGGAATATCGCAAACTCGAACGAGAGATCGCAATAACTAAGACTTCCTTGACGGCTCTAACCAAAGAAGCGAAGCGATTTGGGTCTTCCGGAGCGCAGAGTCTAAAAGCTTTAAGTGCTCGCATGAAATCCTTTGGAGCCAAAATCACATCGGTAGGGAAGAGCATTTCGACACATGTGACAGCACCGATTGTCGGGATCGGAGTTGCGGCCGGAGCCGCATGGAAGGAAGTTGAAGAAGGCGCGGATAGCGTCAAGACCAAGACGGGGGCAACTGGCGAGGCCCTAGAGGACATGGAAAACCGGATGAGGTCAATCGCAAGTTCTGTACCGACTGACTTTAAGACTGCAGGAGATGCAATTGGAGAGGTAAACACTCGCTTTGGCTTGACCGGACAGGCTCTCGAAGATTTATCTGCCAAATATGTAAAATTTGCAAAAATAAACGGCGAAGATGTCACACAGGCAGTTGACTCTTCGCAGGCGGCTATGGCGGCATTCAACATTCCGGCAGAGCAGGCAGGTGATTTCTTAGACATGCTGACTAAGCAGAGCCAAGATACGGGGATTTCCGTCACAAGCTTGTCACAAAGCATGACGCAGCTAGGCCCGTCTTTGCAGGAAATAGGGTTATCTGCATCAGACTCCGCAACTCTTTTAGCAAGCCTAGATAAAAACGGAATAGACGCATCAACGGCAATGACTGGAATGAAGGCCGTGCTTAAAAATGCAGCGAAGGAAGGGAAACCGGCCACAAAAATGCTTGAGGAGCTTGATGCCAAGATGAAATCAGGAGCAAGCTCTACAGACAAGATGAAAGCTGCCACAGAAATCTTTGGTGCAAAAGCCGGGCCACAGCTAGCCAAAGCCATGATGGAAGGCAAGCTGAGTCTCGATGCAATGGGAAAAAGCCTACAGGACTACGCAGGGGCGACTGAGGGAACCTTTGATCGGACTGTCAAGCCGGTAGATCGCATGAAGATTGCGATGAACAGCTTAAAATCGACCGGTGCACAACTATTCGAGACGGTCCAGACGATGGCAACACCGATCATCGAAAAGTTGGTTGCCGGCATGCAAAAACTGAATGAGTGGTTCCAGAAATTGTCACCAGGGCAGCAGGAGATGATCGTAAAAATCGGTCTCATTGTTGCGGCGATAGGGCCACTCGTTTTCATCATCGGAAAGGTCATTTCTCTTGTCGGCGCAGTTGCTGGAGCTCTCCCTGCGATTGGTGCTGCTATTGGCGTACTAACCGGCCCTATCGGTTGGATTGTGCTTGCGATTAGCGGAGCAGTTGCTGCGGGGGTATTACTCTATAAAAACTGGGACAAGATCAAAGCAAAAGCAAAAGAACTTGGCGAAAATATCCAGAAAAAATGGGGAGAGATCAAGCAGAAAACACATGAAGCTTGGGAAGGAATTAAAAACGGCGTACAGGAAAAATGGAATGCCTTAAAGGATCATGTGGCTAACAGCCCCATTGGGCAAGTAGTCGGAGCTGCGTGGGAGGCTGCAAAGGCAACCATGACACAGCACTTATCCGCGATGCGGCAAGCCTATGATGAGCACGGCGGCGGACTGCAAGGAGCTGTCGCCGCTACAATGGAAGGCGTCAAAGGGCATTTTATGACAGGCTATGACTTTCTTAACAACATCACAGGAGGAAAGCTCGGAGAGATGGTCGGAAATGCCCGTGGACGCTTTGATGAAATGGCAGCATCCGCGCGAGAGAAGATGGGATCCATCAGAGATTCTATCGGCGAGAAACTGTCCGGAGGTGTGCAAAATGGGCTCGCAAGATTAGGCGAATTTGCCGCAGGAGCTGGCGACAAGATGGGAAAAGCAAAAGAGTTTTTTCGATCTGGACTTGATGCGATCAAAGGCTTTTGGGCAGGGCTGCACTTGGAATTTCCAAAGATCAAGCTACCTCACTTTACCGTCTCGGGTGGGCTGGATCTAAGCAAATTTCCACCGGAGTTGCCGCATATCGGGATCGACTGGTACGATCGAGGTGGCATTTTTTCTGGACCGCAGATTATCGGAGTTGGAGAGAAGCGACCTGAGTTTGTGGGTGCGCTTGACGACCTCCGAAAGATCGTCCGGGAAGAATCCGGAGGCGGTGAGGTTCTTCTACAGATCGCCGGACTCCTCTCAAAATTGCTAGCCCAAAATGCGGAGCGTGGCAGGATTTTAGAATCCATGTTGTCAAGTGGACCAACGTATCAGGTAGTTGTTGATGGGATCACACTTAACGACACGGCGCAGATGGACAGCCGTATCACAGATTTTGTCGCGGAAATGCTCAGAAAGGGGAGGATGTACTAATGGCAACAATAGCAGATGGAACATATATCCTCGTCAACGGGGCCAATCCAGACCTTGTATTGGACTGTGCGGGAGATACGACCTTAAACGGGGCGAACATCCAAGTCTGGCCAGCCAACGGCACCGATGCGCAATTTGTCACTGTGTGGACGATGCAAGACGGGAGTAGGCGGCTTATGATGTCAAAATCCGGGAAAGCCTTGGGCTTGCTGGACGAAAATATCACGACCGCAAGGACCATCCAACAGAGGGATCCCACGGGAAAAGCCTCGCAGGCGTATAAGATAGACCCGGTAGATGGTAAGCAGATTACAATTGCTGGCAGGCAGTATCAGGCCTATAAGATCAGGTCTTACAGCAAACCGACTCTTTTGATCGAGTGCGTAGGCACAGGGACGCCCTCTGCAGGCGGTGACATCGGCCTATCCACGGATGAGGGTACGGCCCTAGATCAGATGTGGGCCTTTGTGCCTGCGGATCCGGTCCCGCAAGGAACATACACCATACGGTCAGCCTTAGATCCTAAGATTGTCGTTGGGATCGCCTGGGAAAGCACAGCAAACGGCGCGCGTGCTATGGTATCGGCCTACAACGGGCGCAATCATCAGGTTTACTGGGTCAGGGATTACGCGGCCAACGGCTACAGCCATATCATCCCTACACACTCTTTTAAGTATCTGGACGCTGTCGGAGATGATCGGGTTGGCAAGTCAACTCCGGTCGATCAGTGGTCGCTTGAGGATGTCAGAGAGCATCATTCACCGGAGCAGGATATGCGCTGGCTGATCGTCCCGGCCGGCTTAGCTAAATTTAACGGCGTGCTTGTGCCGACTTATGAAATCCATAACACTGCCGCCAACGGGGAGACACTTTGCCTTGATGTTATTGGTGGAAACATTAAACAGGAAACAAATCTGCAGCTATATCCAAAAAATAACAGCTTAGCTCAGCGATGGATTTTTGAGCGAGCGGACATGCTTGCGGCAGATATGTCAATGCCTGCAGATCTGCAGATCAAGGGGACGTACTGGATCTCAGTAAAGGGGTCTGAAAACTTTTATCCGGAGTGGAGAGGCGAAGGGACGACTTATCAGGCCAGATATAGAGTGAGGATACAAGCCCCTGATAAGTCTATCTCGGCATGGAGTTCTTACCGATCTTTACGAGACGGATCCGCTTCTAACTCCGGATGGGGCCTCTCCGGAGAGCCGAACATCACGACTGCCGACACAGCCTTGAAAAAAAGCCCCTCATCTATCGGAGTAACCTTGGATAATACCACATGCGACTATGCGGAGGTTGAGTTACAAGTCCGCAGATACGAAAAGGACTATATGGATAAAAGCGGGCTAAATGCTCATGGTGCGGCAGCTTCTAAGCTTTTTAAATTTGTATGGAGGGCAGCCTTGACCATACGATCCGTGTCCTGGTCAGTCGAGGGTCTTTCTGTGGCATATGAGAGTGACTATAAGCATGGTGGGAATCGCATAAAAATTAAGGCATCCGTGAGTGGCAAGCCTTTGTGCTCTTATACAGCATCCGGTCAGCCAAGGATGGGGCAGGTCACAATCCCAAATTCTAAACTGAATTTTATCCCGCAAGATGGGGCTGCGATTGATCTTTATATGCAGATCGTCACAAATGCCGGAGCCGAGACTTCCGTCACAAAAAAGATGACCTTGTCAGCTGCCACGAATGCGGGGCTTTCTGTCGTCGGATCCTTGGCAAAAATCGGGAATCACTACATCGGATCCACCAAAACGCAGGAGATCACCGAGTGTTATCTCCTTTTTGGAGACCGTATGGAACCTTGCGATCGGCTGACTGACCAGGGAGCAGATACAAGATTCCTCATCGCTCCACCGATCGGAGTGGATTGGCGAGTCTGCTTTTTAGCAAAAAACGGCTCTAAATGGGGCGCGTATACCACAGTAAATCAGGCCAAGGTCACCTGTGACTGGTATCTCTGGACGTATAAAAAGAAAGGCGAGGCTTACGAGTGCGCTTTAGGTCTTGCTAAAGATGAGGCTCCATCTGTAAGCGACATCTTACAGGCACAAATCGCCTCTGCAGTGACCACAGGTCGAAAGTATCCGATCTACCGCTTTGGTGCATCCGAAAAGCAAGAAAAGACAGTATCCGGAATTTACTTGAATGCTCATGTAGAGCATTCGACTCGCGAGGACTTCTTGGCTTTGGCAGATGCGCATCATGTGATCTATCGCTCTCCTTATGGAGAGTGGGAGAAAGTCGCGATCGCCTCCGTAGATCTTAGCCATACAGCAAGAGGTCACGAGCATGGATCCGTAAGTGTAAAGATGGGGGTTGAGAGCATATGATTGACTGGAAAGATCCAAGAGTGGAGCATGCGTGGGAGTTTTTACAAGTAGATCCGCATGATCTCAACTCCATCCGGGGAGAGTTAACAGGAGTAGTCCTTGAGGACTGCTCCTTATCTTTTGGCCATGAGACAGAGACAAGGGCGAGTGCAAAAATTAAGGTTGTTGAAAGTGACTATATCGAGGACAGCTGGATTCGGATCGTAGACACGATTCCAGGGACAGATTATAAATCTGAAATCGGCACTTTTGTGGTATCAGGCATCACTGGTGACTCTGTAAGTGCAGGTTTACACTCGATCGAGTACGAACTCCAATCCGTCCTTTGGACGCTGAAAGAGGACTTTTGCGGCAATCATTGGACGATCGGGAAAGGCGCTTATGCTTTAACTGCTCTTGAGTCGGTGGCAAAAGTCTGTGAAAAAACTTTTAGAGCAAAGGCAGGAGCGCTCAACTATAGATACGGATCCTCGAAAGCTTATGACTTGGGGGAGTCTTATCTTAGCATCATGAAAGACATCTGCACGGTGTCAAGGAATTATTTGTCCGTCGACGGCCACGGGCGCATCACAGCCGAGCCTTATATCGCTCCTGCATCCAGGGGTGTGCGCTGGGAACTTGATGCGACATCGGAGCGGTCTATGATCCTTGATGATGGTATCGAGCGGAGTACGACTCTTTATGACATGGAGAGCCGGGCGATCGTGATCTATAGCGGTGACAATCGGGAGATTGTAGCACAAGCAGACGTGCGTCCATCATCCAGAGCCTCCCTCCAGAGGAGGGGGTACACAAGGGCAAAAGTATATAGCATCAGCGACTTACAGCCACAGACGCAAGCGGCTGCACAAGATTTAGCCGATAGCTATGCGGCAAACAACGGCTATACCATCAGCTACACAATGACCACGATGTACTTCCCTTGCTCCTGTGGGGAGATCGTCATGTATACAGATTTAGACGGCATCCGGCGAAAATGCATGATAAAAAATATCGACTCGATCAGCTTATCGAGCCTGACGCAAAAGCTAACGCTTAAGGAGGTGTGATGGACAGATTAGACATGGCAAAAATTTTTGCCGAGCAACAGGCAGAGCCAAAAGAAACAGCGACGACGACTACCGTGACAGCACTGGCTACGTCAGACAGCGTTGACGGGACTGTCTACATCGATATGGGCGGCGTGACGATCAGCGGGGACGATTCCCAGAGCGTGCCGATCGCCACAACCGTGGCCGTCAAAAAGGGCGATACCGTGCGCGTGGAGCTCTTGGGAGCCGACGGCAAGGCAAAAACGCCTACAGTGACGGGAGTTGTCGGCGGCGGCGACCGGACACAGAAGGCAGTGACGGAGGCTAAAGACGACGCAGGCAAGGCCAAGGACACCGCCAAGCAGGCATCTGATAAGGCGAGTCAGGCACAGTCAGCGGCTGATGGAGCTAAGCAGACAGCGGCAGAAGCAAAGGAGGAGACAAAAATGCTTAAAAATCTGATCAGAGAGACAGAAGAAGGAATTACCCTTGGAAAGTCGGAGGATGGATTGACATACTCGACTCCATATGTGGCATTGGATGCAAGCGGATCCTATAAGATCAAAGACACAAGTAACACTACCTTGATGCAGTTGAGCGGGAACGCGCTTGTTTTTGACGGAAAGGCCGTGCGGATAGGACAGAGTTCTGGCGCACACTTGGAGATGTACAATGCACACGATTATTTAGACGGAGAAATGAAGAGTGTTTCCAACGCAACTCTTGTGTCGAATGGATCGAGCTCACTAATTGTGACTAACGGCGAACACGCTGTCGCGATCGAAGCGCATTCTGCAAATGACGAGGCTGAAATTATAGCAAAAAGAATCAATTTCAGAGATTTGAGCGATCCAATTAATACATCTGTCGGAGGAACCGTCGAGGAGTGGAAAGAGGCTTTTGAAGGCGGGCGAAACGCCAAAAATTTAGAAGCTAAGATTAAGGACGAATTCCGGGAAATCCTTGGATCTGTGCTCGCATCAATCTCAGACTTAAAAGCAAAGACAGATGACACAAAGGATTATGTGATGGATCAGTACTTTAGCCCAGAGCGCACAACCTGGAGCTGGCGCAAGTGGAAAAGCGGCCTCTGCGAGATGTGGGTGATTGCTGGGGTCGACTCCACCTCTGGATGGAGCAAAGTTGGGAGTGCTGAGATCTGGTCATACAGAGAGTACTTTCATCTGCCGATCAAGCTGATCGCCTTAGAGGATGTGCATCTTGATACCGATCGGGACGGCTGGGTTACATCAAGTTCCGAGGATCCAAACCTTGACAGCTTAGGCCGTGTGTACTTTACCCTCTACCAGCCGACGGGCAGTGATGGCCTGGATAAGTCGCATACCGTGAGGATTTACGTGAGGGGGCGGTACAAGTGATAGAGCCAGCAATTTTAGTAGCCCTTGCATCCCTGATTGGGACCGTGGTTTTTGGGATCCTTACGGCGGTGCATAACAACGGGGGTGATGTGCGGGAAGAGATCGAGAAGGCGAGGCTGGAAGCGGCAAGAGGAGCCAAGATTGAAACCGCACTGCAAAACATCCAAAAAGATACAACAGAAATTAAGGAAGACCAGAAGGCCTTCCGGAGCACAGTCGCAGATATAAGCAATCGACTGCTCACCGTCGAGCAGTCTGCAAAATCGGCGCACCATCGAATTGATGAGATTGTCCATAAGGACAGAAGAGAGGAGAAAGAAAATGACAATGCTTAAGAGTGCGGTATTTAACCCCAGCGTTGACACAGTTGCGTGGGTAAAGGCGGCGGCAGTGCGTGCGGTAAAGACCGCTGCACAGACCGCTATCGCTACGATCGGCACATCTGCGGTTATGGGTCAGGTCAACTGGATTATGGTTGGGTCCGCCAGTGTACTTGCCGGACTTGTATCTATCTTAACTTCTATTGCCGGTATTCCGGAGGTAGACAGCGCAGGAGCATATAAGCCTGGTGATGAGACAGATCAGGCAAATGTACAGGGATAAGGAGGACGCATGAGTTATGCCTATATACCCGCTAATCCGAGGATGCATGGCGGGAAAAGAAGCAAGATAATCTACCTGATTTATCACTACACGGCCAATCGAGGGGATACAGCCCGGGGGAACGGCAATTATTTTGCTAGGGGCGAAGGCCCGATCGCGTCAGCGCATTATTTTGTGGATGACGCTGAGGTAATCTTGTCTGTGCCGGAGGACACAGTCGCTTACTCCGTAGGAGGCAGGCCCCAGAGCTGGCACATCCCCTACTATCTGAGAGCAAACAACTTTAATAGCATATCTATTGAGATGTGCGTGCATGCAGATGGCAGAATCGGTAATGCGACAATCGCTAGAGCGCAGGCCTTGGGAAGAGAGATTTGCGAGAGGCATGGAATTGACAGCGCCCATATCCTCCGCCACTACGATGTCAACGGGAAGCTCTGCCCCAATGCCAATGAACTGCTCAATGATTCTGTGTGGGCTGTGTTTAAGGCAGGCATTGCGACCGCAAGCGTGCCAGCAGAACAATCTGCGCCGGAGGAAACACCTGCGTTGGCTCCTGCAGGGGACTGGATCGTGGGCCACAACTACGAGGTGATCGTCGGCAGCCTGAGGGTGCGCGACGGTGCGGGCCTGAATCACGGCATTATAAAGTCCTATCCTAGAGGGACAGTCTTTACGCTCAAAGAGATTGTCCATCTGTCGATCTCTACATGGGGACGTACACCCTCCGGCTGGGTTTGTCTTGAGATGCGGGGGGCGGCTTATGCTGCAGATCGAGGAGAGTACAGTGCGGGAGGCACACAAGGCCCATCCGATGGGTGGGAGGTTGGCCACAACTACACTGTAACCGCATCATCCTTGCGTGTGCGTGATGGCGCCGGGCTCAATCATGCGGTGATTAAGAGCTACCCGCATGGTACGGTTTTCACTCTCAAAGAGATTGTCCACCTGTCGATCTCCACTTGGGGGCGTACACCCTCCGGCTGGGTATGCCTGATTATGGATGGAGAGAGATATGTAAAGTGAAATGAGGGGGGGCTTCGGCCTCCTCTTTTTTTATTGAAAAATGAAATAAAGTTTGTCGATGTACTCTATCCGCAGCTATAATCTTGGGGTGCATAATCGTGTCATATTTTGTGTCATACATGTTGTAAAAATATGGTTTTCAGCATTCAAATTTGATAGACAAGAATCATTTACAAACAGCGTAAATACGGAAGATTTTGGAAAATGCTGATTTTACGGCGTTTGCGGGATATTAGCCTTTTCGGGTTCGACTCCCGTATCTTGCTTCGCAAAAGTCCCTGTTTTGGGGGCTTTTCTTTTTTGTGGTCATGTTTTGAGTCATTATTTTAGAAATCATGTCGTTAAAGACCCGGTAATTCCAGCTGTAAAAAGAGTTCTTTTAATAAAAACAAGTCTTGACAGAAGCATCAAAGAAAGATACCATCTAAACATAAACATATGAACAACTAATCATATGTATAGAGACGTCATTCAATTTTGATATTTCGATGCAGGAGAGGAGAGAAATTCC